CCAATACCGCCAATGATCAATAGCATTGCTACTGATTTTGCGGCAGGCTTTGTTATTGAAAAGTTTTACTCTGATCGGCCAGATAAGAATGAGCCTTATCTGGCCGAGGTGCTAATTGAGCGAGCTGAGTCTGACCTACTTGGCATCCTGGAAAATGGCCTATTAGACGGAGAGCCCGGCATCGAAATGGCCCAAGCAAAAGGACAGCTTAAGAGCCGGCCCAGTATTGGGGTGACGCCTTATAAAAGCAGCGAGATGGAGGAGGCATTGCAGCGATGGTAGATACACGCATTGAAGTAAAGGGCTTGGAGCCAGTGCAGAGAGCCATTAATAACATGCAAAGACGTATCCAGCAGCCGCAAGCTCTTTTTCGCCGTTTAGGCATACTGATGATCCGCACAGTAGATAAGAATTTCGAATCTGAGGGCCGGCCAACTAAGTGGAAAAAGCGTAGTCATATTACCCAGGCTACGCTTGCAGTTGGCGCCCAGGGTCGTGCAAAAAGGACAAAGCGGTATCAGTCGTATAAAGCAGGCGGCCGGGCAAGTCTTTTGCGCCGAGAGTCTCTGAAAGCGATGAGTAATAAAATATTGAGCGGTCAGGGTGATCTCAAAAAGTCGATTGACCAGAAGGTTCATGCCGACGGCGTTGAGGTTGGAGCATCCGGTGGCCTGCCATATGCCCGTATCCATCAGCTTGGCGGGGTGATACGACCGAAAAAGGCTAAAGCTCTCGCTGTGCCGTGTGGCGCCCGGATACTAAGATTGCAAAAGGTGACTATACCGGCACGGCCATATCTACTTATACCGCCACAGGATGTACCGGTGTATACACGGGCGACTATTGACTACATTCAGGAGGGGCGAGTATGACGTTAGATGAAGTTTTACAGGCGCTGATTGCCACACTCAAAAAAGAACCGGATCTAACTATGGTTGAGCATTGGTATAGTATTAACGGGCTGCTGCCGAACGTAAAGCCTACTGTATCGGTTGGCGTAGATAAAGTTACCTACGAAGAAGATACGCGGGACTTTGACCGGGCTATGGCTGATATAAATATTTTTTTCGCTGTCGATGAAACAGGGCTGGACGCCGATCAGCGACGGGATGACGAAGATCGGATCGAATACGCCGAGCGCGTTATCCAGGACATGGCGCAAGCGGCACGGTTATGTCTGTGCGAGTACCGGACGCTGGGAGGCGTATTGGACAACAGTTATGTAGGTCAGGTTGATTTTATCTATAGCGATGATGCCAAGAATTTGCATGTAGCCCAAATATCGTTTGAGGCTATTTTTTATGCGCCGCGCAAACGGCAAAAGAAATCTGTACCTGTTGAGAGTTTTTATATTGAAACAGAGATAATTCGAGAGGAGTGAGAGAATTGTCCGATATGGAATTTATTGTACCATCGATATTTATTGACGAATCGGATGTCGGCACTAGACCTACGCCGGATTTGAGTTTGTCTGGAATAGGTATTGTAGGTACGTTTGAGTGGGGACCGGTCAACGCGCCGACAACGATCGGCGACCCCGATCAATTAGTACAGGTCTTTGGCGGTAATAAGCCAGGACTGACAGGGTATAAAAGCGCAATTTCAGCCATGAAGCAGGGAGCCGACGATTTGCGGATTGTGCGGATTGTGCGGATTGTTGGCGCCGGTGCCGCGGTGGCAACGAAAGCATTTACGAACCTTAAAGGAGCCTTTGATCTGATTATTACCTTTCGAGGAGCGGTTGAAAAGTTTGAAAAAGTTGCTCTGGATAAACTGAACGTGGTCAAATCAAGTTATGTGCTTCTGGAAAAGCAGGCGACTACGCTGATTATCACAGCTGCCAATGAAGGCGCATGGGGTAATGACATACGTGTGAAAATCGATACAGCAACAACTGTAACTCTTGAAGGAGGCAGTGATGGCGTTGAAGCGACAGACGCTGCTTATATTGGCACTATTGACCCAGTGACGGGCGAGAAGACAGGTCTAAAGGCTCTGGAAGCCGTACAATGTGGCATAACTATTTGCGCCCAGCAGTATAGCGAGGCTATTAATGTGGCTCTAATTAACTATTGCGAGAATGCGCATGTCTCGGACGGCTTGCGTATTGCTGTACTCAATACACCACCAGGCATGTCCTCCACAGCTGTAGCAGCAAAAACGCTGGCTCTTGACAGTGCAAGAGGGCATATGGCCGATGTGTGGCGATACCCTGCAGACGATCCTGACGTGTTATATGCTCCGGATGGTTTCCGCGCTGGGTTGATTGCCGCATTGCAGCCGCATATGTCGCCCTCAAACAAGCAAGAGCAGGGGATTCTGAAGCTGGAAAAAAACTATGCTTATGCTCAAGTTAAAGAGGTCACGCTGGCTAAAGTTAGCCCGACAACACTTGTGCCAAACCGGGGTTGCCGGGTGCGCAATGGCGTGACTCTTGCGTCCGACACTGCCTGGAGTCAGCTCAACATCCGCCGGCAGCAAGATAAGATGGTTATGGAGCTGTATCATGCGATGCAATGGGCTATATCAGAGCCGCATGAGCCGAAACTTTGGAACAATGTAGCTACTCAAGTCGACGCTTATTTGGCAACTGAGTACCAGTTAGGCCGGATATTTGGCTATTTACCTACTATATGTAACGCAAAGGTAAACCCGCCTGAAATGATAATCAAGCGGATTTTGACTTTTATTATGCAATGGAAGCCGCTCTATGCGGCCGACTATATTTTGTTTAAGGTGCGGCGGGTACTACCGACAGTGGACGATCAGCAATGAGATGGGGTGAAAATGTATGCCAGAAAAACGCCCTGTACAGGGCTATGATGTAGAGATTGATATTATGGGGCCAAGTGGCCCGGCGTTTGTAGGGCAGTTCCAGGAACTGTCTGTAGATGTAAAAGAAGAAACGGAAGAATACTGGCTTACCGGTTACCGGAATCCGTTGATTCTTGACGGCGATATAAAAATATCTGGCAAGCTCAAGCGCGGATTTATTGACATGAATATAATTACGCAGCTTTATAGTACAAAATCTTTGCGCAAAAGCACGTATATCCCGCAGTCGGCGCGTTTTACTATTACCGCGACTTTTGACGCGCCTGAGAAAGGCTTGGTGGGCCGGTTACGGGTCGAGATGGTAAAAATCCAGGGGTTTAGTTTAGCGATCAAGGCCGGTAAGGGAGTAGTCGATAACGACTTTTCGTTTGAGGCGGAGGGTATCTCAGAGGCGTAAGAACAGGCAGGTATGAGCCTGCCTAATTTATTTTAAAAGGGGACTTATATTATGGGAAAAGAAACCAAAGATAGAGAAATATTTGGGCCGTTGACGTTACCTAGCGGCGTGGAGATTAAGTTTAGGGAGCCGCGAGGGATTGATAGGGTAAACGTGATCAAGAATCTAAAAATGGGCATGGACGGAGCGTCTGGGGATTTGATTCTCGTTGACACCTATGTAGCTTTGCAATGCGTTACTGAGTATGACGGCAGAAGTGAAATTGGATTTTACACCAAACTGGTTGATCAAATGTCACAAGAAGATATGGATTTTTATCGCTTTGTTTTTGACGAGATGTTTGGCATGACTGAAGAGAAAAAGAAAGATGCCAAGGAGGCTGCCCGTTTTTTGCGCAGCAAGCTGATCTCTACCGATTCATCCAGCTAAGTAAGTATGCTAAGGCCGTGGACTATAGACAATGGCTGGAGATCAGTGACATAGAGCGGGATGCTCTGTACCATGCGCTGGAGTGGATTGGGGAGAAGGAGCGGGAGAATATTGAAGAAGATTAAAAGGAGCGCGTGAGCGCTCCTTTGTTATTGGATATTTTGCTTAATCTGCTGATAAAATTCTTTTGACTCTCGGAGTTTTTCTAGAGCTTTTTCGAAATATTTTATTGCTTTTAATGCATCAGATGTCTTTTGGCTGTCCATGTATTCAGCAAACCCTTTTGCCGAGTCCTTTAGGTATATTGCACTTAACTGTAATGTAGACTCAGCGTCGCGTAGTAGTTTTTTCTGTTCATCAGATAATCCATCGGGAATTTTGAGCTTCTCGTTTTTAAAAAGATTGTACTGGAAAGCGTCATATCTTTCCGCTGCTTTTTGGAACTGTTGATACCCTTCAATCGGCCCTTTTTTGTTATCAGTCATTTGTTGCGCTGTAATATTGATCATATTACTAAAAAGAGAAAGAGAGTCCACCAAACGCCCGTATTC